CAGCCTTCAGCTGCATTCCACGTAGATGCCCTAGGGCATTGCTGCGCGGCTGCAACTGTAGTTGGGGGCATGCGATACATGCTGGCGACTCCGGCAGAAACCTCTTGCAGAATCCCACCAACATCAACCTGTTTCTGTTCAAACCAACGATTTTGCACAGCATCTGACGCATCAAAAACTGTGACAGCTCCTCCTTGCTGTATAACAGGGGTGGTATTAACCACCTCAAACCCACTATAACAAACCCGAACCGACCTCAACGAAGAGGAATCCACCCCATTAACAGTGCCAAAATAACGATCTAAATTAAGACCTAAGGCAGAAGTTGCAGGAGTAAACAACGGTTGACCAGTAGGGCTGGTAGTAATAACCAACCCATCCATCCGAAACTGGGTGCTACCACCACGGGAAACGAAATCACCCGCCACGTAGGAGGGGCCCGGTGCAAAAGAACTAGTTCCTGGGACTGCAAAGTAGCGCCCCGGCACTGTGTAGTCTGGAAAAGCTCCAGCTACAGGCAAACTTTGCCACAATATCGGGGAAATATAAACACCAACGTCAAAGTTGCCAGGTCCAGCAGCAGGCGGAACTTGGACAACAGTTTGTTGTTTAACATGATACAAAACATTAGGGGAAGAATTTATCCCGGGCGCACCCAGAAAATTGCCAACAGGAACATCAGGAAACGGGTCTAAGGCTTTACGAGTCCAAGACAAGGATTCCTTACTTAAAAGTTTATCACTGATCCTGGCCTCAACCGCAGGTCCGTACATCTTATTCTTCATTTTTGACATTTTCTTCACCTAGCTTTGGTGCCTCTCGCTGTATGATATCCTTGACGGATTCAAAATCTTGGTGGTCAAACCACCCAGCGCGTAGCAACCTTCGCACCATTAGCGGTGCAGAATAACAACCGTGCAACGCTTGGACGTCCCCTAGAAAGCGCTCCAACCTATTACCGTCCATGACTTTACTCAAGACAAGGGCGGCCAGCATCTTTTCATAGCCGATGTAATGTTTTTCAACATCATTATCCTCGTTAAAGGACATAATAGTGGAACAGAATTCTAAGAATGGACGAACATTAAACGAAGGCGCTATCCAACCGAAGGACTTCAGAAGGTAATGCTCATTCGGACCATCTTCTTCAGATATCCAATTTGCAACCTCTTGCCTAAAAGGCGGGTAGTGCTCGTCAACGACGACATAAGCCTTCAACTTATGTCCAAGAAGACCCATAAGCGACATATCACCGCCACTATCGACGGCGTCATCGCCCATGGTCACTCCAATCGTTACACCACATAATAACATGTTCAAATACCTTACCCATGAATTCGAAGAGCCCGTCAAATACGAGCCAGAAGTGACTCCTCCAAGAAACTTCTGAGCAACCATTGTGCCATCCGAAAACATGAACACCTTTGAACACGACGCAAACAGCCGGTTTAGACAACATCCAGCGTAGACATCGTTCTTAACACCGGCTAAAGCAATGCGCCGATACATATCAATCAGCAACTCAAGGAAGTTCACAGACCAATCCCAACCAGAAACGTCAGACGAGTGTAGCTCGCAACCAGCCGCTTTGGCAGTGTGATACAACGCCCCATAATGCTGGATTTGCTCAAACTTCGTTGTTCCCATGCCACACTGGGCTGGGAGATCAACATACTGCTCAATTTCAGCTTTGTTGACGTACTTGTGTAACACGCGATCTATGAGCTGATCAGAAATTGAAACACTCATAATGATCCTGCCTCGCCCCTCGAGAATTTTCTGTTCGGAGTGAGGCTCATTTTTAATGAAAACCCGCATAATATCAGTCATAGACCTCTCAACAAGTTCCTCTGGGGTCAAACCAACGATCGTGCCTCCAGACATTTCAGAAAGGGCAAACAATCGATCAACAGTTAAATCTACAATTCTTTGCAATAACTCCGAATTATCTAAAATTTGGGAGTTCTTGTTAGCAACACAAGCATAAGGGAAACCTGGGCTGGCAGATGGATTAATATCTGCTACAGAAGCTAAAACGGCTAAACGCATACGAGTTTTTCGAAGGATAGGACAAACACAAAATACAAAAGCTATATATGCACGATGACGGGATAAATCGCATACCTTATTGGAGAACATAGATAAGGCAAAACCTAATCTCTGTGCAACGGCGTCTGCGTTGCAATCTGATCCCATTTCGCTTGCGTCATCAGATCCATTGTTAGCCATAGGCGCCTCTCCAAGCCGCTCGAGATGTTTGCGCCCAACAGTTCCCCAGTGGTCATACCAGGGAACGCCGCTAAAATCAAATTGATTTTCTCGTCCGAACTCAGCCCTGATTGATCCAATAGGAATCTCGAGCGATGCAGCTCGGGTTGGAAATAATCCAGCTCCTTCGCCCAAACCAGATCTATCACCTCCTGCTTGCTCAACTTCAACTTCTTTAAAGAATCCGTGAAAAGATTCGCTGCGGAAGTGCGCTGGTAATTTGCGGCACGTTTCTGCGAGCGAAGGCCGGTAACCACTGGATTGCAAGTTGACACTGCGCTTTTCAGCGCCGGGGGATCGGTCGGGCAACGCTTTTCTAATGGCGTCGCATCCGTCACCGGGCCCGAGGACAATTGCTGCTTGACTCGTCGCGCTTTTCGGTTTTCCGGCTTTGCTGAAGGGGCAATTAGGCACCCTTCCAATGCCGCGCAAATTGGCTGAGCCGGCATGATCAACTCTAGCGAAAGGGATGTCGGTTCCAAAACTAATGGCAATTTCTCTTCCTCGACTGATTGGCACGTTGCCCTCTGCACAGTCGGACAGAGGAGCGCAAAAACCGGCCGAGGACCATCTTCAGCGTCTATCGACGCTTCAACCGGCTGTGGAACAGCCTCAGCGCCCGTCGACACTTCGCCCAAACCAGACTCGGGCTTACATAAAGAAAATAAACAAAATGGAACATTCTCTTCAATAACGCAAGCGCTTGAGCGTCTAGTGGAAAACCCACTGGCGACGCCTCCACACGACCTGCTAATTGAAGATGAATTTTTCACAAAAGTTAAAGGCAATACTTGAATAGGAGGAAGATTGGTTTCCATGAAGTCGACGGGAACATTGCCCACGAAGCCGAAATGATGAGCAATGTTGGCAAGTAATGCCATTTCATTAACACAAATAGATGGTTTATCAATAAAGCAGTCAACCTCC